GACTGGTGTAAACTTTAGTTTTGACATGGCTCCATTCGACCTTGATAGAGCTTCTTCAACCAATACAGCTAGCTCTAGTTGGGATTGGGATAACTCCTCAGAATTATTTGAAGAGAATGAGCGAATTGTTTACAGTGATATTGATTATATTCGGGTGGACGCTTATAGCACTGGGACAGCTTTAACATCAGCAGATAATCGAGCGGTGTCTGGCTTCGAGTTGACCTTGAATAATAATCTCCAAACTGATGATCAAGATGCTATCGCTGGACTGTATCGAGTTGAGCCAGCTCGTGGAGGCATGCGTGAGATCGGTGGTTCATTTACCCTTCCAAGATATGATGCTGACACTTTTATCGATGCCCGTGATAATGAGACGATGTTGATGGCTGAGATTAGTTTTAGTGGTTCGCTTTTATCTGCTGCTGCTCGCAACTTAACTCTGTGGTTGAATAGTTTTAAGTTAACAAAAGTCGGGATGCCTGTAGCGAGTGCTGGAGTTATAACTCAAACGATTGACTTCAAATGTTTTGTTCCAGCAGGTCAACCAGCGAGTTTCCCAACGCTGAATACGACTCCCAAAAGTGAGATCGTAATCACGACAACTAACCAGAACCCATTCAACTTATTACTTGATCAGAATCAGGAGTATTAAAATGAAAACAGGATTTGTTAAAACATATGCTCCAAAAGGTTTTAGGTTCAAACATTTAACTTGGCATGATGGCTGGAGATATTCAACAGATGCTGAGCTCGAAATTATTAAAACTATTCCACCCGAAACGCCAGTGAAATCTAGGGATGGGAAAGTCATAAATAAAAAGCCAGAGAAGGTTGCACCGAAGGCAACTTCAAAGGCTAAGAAAACCAAACCGAAGAAAGCAGGAACCAAACATGCCACTCAAAGTAACAAACGTCAAAATACAAAATAGATTCGAGCACGATGACTGGGCTCTCCTCTATCACGATCTGCCTTTTGTAAATCGCCAACGACTCGTCATGGCCCATGTAATTAATGGGATGATTGAAGACCCATTTGTGTTAGCTGCGCAAATTATGAAGTCGATGATTTATGATTGGGAGAATGTCGTGGATCAGCAAGACAATCCTATTGCGTTTGATAAAGTTTTATCAGTTGATTCTCTTCCTGAAAAAGCGATATTTGAGTTTGTTGACAAAGTTGTTTTTCCTTCGCTCGAAGGCATCATTGAGTTTAAGAAAAAGATTTCAGGAGAAGTAGACAGTGAGCAACCTGCGTCTGTACTCGATGAAGATAACCAAGAGGAGCCAGACTCAAAAAACTCCTGAACTATGTCAGGGCTTTAAGTCTCTGGGGACAATCATATGGTCACTGTTTTGGTTGTCGTGCTCGGCATAGTAAAAGATCGAAGGGCAAAAAAGTAAGTTCGCCAAGATGTGATAAAACTGATGGCAAGGAATGTGAAGTGATTCCAAGCTGGAGCGATGTTGATGGAAATGTTAGACATGATCCTCCAGCTCTTAACAAAGCCAATCATTTAGCATTCGAGTTATATGAAAGGATTGTGAGTTTGAGTCCACTACAGAAATATACTTTTGTTAAAGATAAGAAGCAGATGCAAGCTTATTATCCAACGATGGAAGCTATGCCATTTGTCTTAGAATATTTTGGCCCCACAGAGTTAACAATTGACGACTTCGATTCACTTTTATCAAGCCTTCAAATCATACACCAGCATAAGCTTGGTGCCATAACAAGTTAAGGATAAGATCATGCCACTCAAAGTCGATATGTTCCTGAATGATAAAGCTTCAGGCAAGTTAAGAGGATTTGGCAAAGGTGTAGCGGATGTTGGCAAAAAGTTTCTCAAGATGGGAGCTGTCGCTGGTATCGCTATTGGAGGCATCAGTGTAAAACTCGCTGGAGACTTCTCCAAAGGACTCGCTGAAATATCAACCTTGATGGATGATGTCACCGATGACTCGATGAAGAGGATGGGGAAGGAATTAAAAAACATTCATTCCCAGACTGGTCTAGCTCTAAAGAGTTTGACAAAAGCTCGTTATGATATCGTGTCGGCTGGGTTCAATGATGCTGCTTCTTCGGCTATGGTTTTAAACGAAGCTGCGAAGCTAGCGGTGGGTGGTGTTACTACGGCTGCGAGTGCTGCTGATTTGCTCACTACTGCCTTGAATGCTTATGGCTTCTCTGCTGATAAAGCTGCGGACGTTTCCGACATTCTATTCACTACTGTTAAGCTTGGTAAAACAACGATGACTGAATTGTCTGCTTCGATGGGTATGATGTTGCCGATGGCCAAGTCTGTTAACATAGCTCTTGAGGATGTTAGTGCTGCTCTAGCTGTCGTGACTGCCAATGGTATTAATACTGCTGAAGCGACTACTGCGATCAATGCTATGTTAAAGGATTTCATAAAACCTACAGACGATGCTGCGGCTGCGATGAAGGCTCATGGAATCGAGATTAAAAGATTTGACGATGGTGCGCTTGATCTCGTATCAACTATGGAACAATTTGCTGGGATGGACCCAGAGCTAGTGACTCAGTTTATTCCTAATGTGAGAAGTTTGAAAGCAGTTTTAACAATGGCCAATAATACAGACCGACTCGCTGATGCTATCGAAGAGATGGGCAAGAGGGCTGGAGCTTCAACCAAAGCTTTTGACAAACTTAATAAAGAGTGGAATACAAAGATTGACAAATTCAAAGCTAATGTCCAGATTGGTTTAATCGAGCTTGGTGATTTTCTTATTGAAAAACTAACTCCTTTGGTCGATAAGGCTAATGAAGTGCTGGGTGGCATAGGGGAGGTTGGTTGGGCCAATATCGCACAGGAGTTCGCTGCAAATTGGGAACTCATTATGGGGCTTGTCGGCATCATAGTTGATAGCTGGGTAGGCCAGATCAGAGGCAAGTTTTCAAAGATGATAAATGAGATGGTCAAAGACAGTGGTTTCTTCTTTAGACTTTTATCAGGGGCTAGCAAATCTGAACTCGAAACTATGAACAAAGATTGGGATGCTTACATTGAGCAAAGGCAAACATCTATGCAGGTAGCTTTACAAGCCTTGCTAGGTTTTACAAAAGCATCGGTTGATAAACTTCGAGAAGAGCAAGCTGCTGCTGGAGAAGCTTCGCAGGAAGCTGCCGAAGCGACTGGAGTTGCCGTTATTGAAAAGCAGGGTGAGATCGAAACTGCTATCACTGAATCCAATCAAAGAATCGCTCAGAGTTATATTGATGCATTTGAACCTATGTTCGAGTGGGAAGAGTTGCAAGTTGATAATATGATCGAGCAATGGGCAAAGAAAAATAGAGACATTATATCAGGCACGCAAAGAGTAGTTGCGATGGTTGGTGGGTTGTATAACTCTCTCCTGAATCTTCGCAAAGCTCAAATCAAAAAAGAGCTAGATGCCGACATTGCTGCAGTTTTAGATTCGACAAAAAGCGAAGAGGAGAAAGCTGCTGAAATACAAAACTTGAAAGATGATGCCCTGCTTGCTGAGAAGAAAGCTGCCAAGGAATTAAAAGGCATTCGACTCGCTGCTGCTATCGGTGAAGCTGCTCTCATGGTGATATCGGCTTTACAAACAAAACCTTTCGTGCCTCTAGGTATCGCTGCTGGTGCTATCGCTTTGGCTACTGGGGCTGCTCAGATTGCCCAGCCTTATCAATTTGGTGGCGGTGTTAAGCCTTATGCATTTGGAGGAGTTGCGCCAGAAAGCGATACTGTTCCAGCGTTGTTAACACCTGGTGAAATAGTCAGCACAAAGGATGCTAGTGATCAATTTGGTGATGAGATTTTAAGACTCAATCAAATCGCTAGTGGTGGGGGTGGAGCTTCTGGCGGACAAATGATAATTAACATTTATGCTACTGATGGTGAATCAGTTTATCGAATGATTGTAGAAAACAAAGAAGAGTTTTCAGAAGGTTTTATGGAGCTGGTTCAGGCTGGACATATTCAGATTGGGAATCAATAAGGAGAATGATTGATGGCACTTCCATTTTTTACAGATAAGAATTCAAACGTGTATACCTTTTCCAAAGGTCGCTTCTTGCCCTCTAGTGAACCGATTAAGCCTCAACAGCTAGTCGGGAAAGCTGGCGGTGGTCAGGTCAAAATTACTACGCTTGGAGATGTCGAACAGTTTTACAATATCGTGGTGAATAGGATAACTGCAGCGAAGCGAGATGAGTTGCTTGCATGGTTTGCTAACACTCCTGTAAATTATAAAGAATTTGCATTCACTTTTACTGATGAGGATGCTGTCGCTGTATCTGTCAGATTGTGGTCCGATGTTCTGGACTTTCCTTTATCAAAAGGAGTTTTGTACAATCTTAAATTCGTATTGCGAAAGGAATTGACCTAATGTCTTTGCCCTCAATAGATGCCCACATTTTAAAACAAAGCAATCTCAAAGGATATTTTCCACGGATGGGAATTGAGATAGCAGGCATTGGACAAAACTTCTCAGCCAATAGTTCCTTCGATGTTCGCATTGATGCTGAAGCTGATGGAGACACCGATGTAGCGAAGCCAACACGCTTCGAGTCTGCTACTATGGATACAACTCAAGTTTTAATCGGTGATGTTTTAACTATAACTGGCGGAGCAAATGCTGGTGTATATCCCATAACTGCTATCGCTTCACCTACAAGGGTGAATTGCGCCAGTGCGACTTTTGTTAATGGGTCTGGACAAGTCTGGGAGATTGACCGACCTTATCAGGGCATTTTATCTCTTCCACCGAAAGTAAAACAATATGCCAAAGAGCTGGGTGGATTCTCACCAACTCAAGACTTAGGTTTTGGAGTTATGAACAATGAATTATTTTCAGATGTTCTAGCGACTTACCCAGACATGGCTCTTATGGAAGTTAATATATTTGAATACTTTGACGATGGTCTTACAATTAACTTGTCAGAGCGTTTACAACTCTATTCAGGACTTGTCAAAGACACTCCTTCATTAAACTATAAGTCAATGCAGTTTAATGTAACCGACTCCAATCAACTTCTCGATAAACAAATTGGTACTCTCCTTGAGGGAAGTGATGGGGCTGATGGTGCTACTCTTCCTGACGAAGCTCTGGGACAAATTAAGCCGATCATTTATGGCGACCACCGAAACTTATATGGAGCTGCGACTGGCACGACTGACGCAATGACTTGTGACAAAGATAATAATATGGTGCCTATGATTCTGCTTGGGGTGAACTCAGCCAATCAGGAAAAGTGGATGATGGCAGGTCACGAAGTTTTAACAACTCTGAATACTACAGACTTAGTTTGGGCGTGGGATTCAACGCTTGGAAGATTTGTCGAGAATACATCCACGCCAGTAGCTATGACAAATAATAATACTGATGGTGCTACGTTTAGTTATCAAGCTAACAGTAACCGATCTTACAGAGATATTTTACTTGGTGATGGGACTACTTCTAACAACGCAGATGTCGGTGCTGCGACTTGGACAAACGATACTTATGCTGTTGACTCTGACGCTGCTACTCCTGCTGTGAGTACTATCGGTGCAGGTTGGTCAGCCCTTGTTCAAGCTAGAGTTGATTTAGACTTCGATGCGACCTACACAAATGACAGAACTATCGGCACTGTTGGGTTGTATATTAAGTTTAGTTTAACAAGGGGTGCTGGCCTAGCTGCTGGGCAACTTCACCTGCTTGTAGATGGCAATGAACTTAATGCTCATGCTAATGCTGGAATTAAAACTATCTTCATTGCTAATGTCGGTGCTGGCGGTGATGCTGCCATGCAACAAAGCATAACTATTGCGCACTATCGAGACATATCAGCAGGTGCTACTGAAACTGTTGCGACCATTTATGAAGTATGGAAGAAAGGTGTATTTTCTAGCTATGAATATATGCCATTATATTCATCTATCAAAGGAAGAGAATATGACACATGGATAGATGATAGAGATGTCGTGGATGGATACTCTGAAGCCCATATTGATTCCAACGGCTCTGGCACCCTTATCGAGAATGCTGCTGGCGTTGTCGAGAGTTTATTCAGGGATGAGCTAGGGATGGGCAACGAAGCTGGCGTTGGTCCTTCGGATGATACTGACCTCTTGAGGGATAGTTTTAATATTGCCTCAAATGATTTATCAACGTCCATATTGTCGCTAGCTATTCATGGGAGTCCAGAGCCATGGTTCACTCCAATGACAAAACTCTTAACAACTGTTAAATCTCTAACAGATATTGATGCTACTGGGCTGACTAGGATGCTGGTGTTTGGTGGGCCTGTTGGCTTCTCTGCTTCTGGAGATACCAAGCCCAGCAATAGAGATATATTTGACTACAATCCCAATACAGTTTTTGTTATTGAAGCTAGCGTGAATGATAAACTATATTTTACACATCCAGGCCCAGGCTCCATATCAACAACTTTGACAGCTGGAACATATACAGCATCAGCCCTAGCGAGTATGATCCAAACCAACCTATCAGTTATAATCGGTGGGTCAACTTGCACCTACTCTTCCACCACAGGAAAGTTTACTGTTACTGTTGTTGCTGGCACCTCTTTAGATTGGTCAACTACAAGCCGCCAAGTTGGTCGCTTTATAGGCTTTCAGACAGATACTGATACTGCTGCTGGAACTGACACCTCAGATTATCCATTGTGGGATTTGAGTTATCTAGAGAATCCAATCATACAAAACTCATTTAGCATGGTCGGGCAGAAGGAAACTCTGGTCACAGATGTTACTGTCGAGTATGTTGACAATGGAGCTTTCGGACTCCAGAAAGATGTTAATGATTCAGATGTTACAATCCACTCTGAAGTTATAGCAAAGACATACAAGAATCCATACACGAGAGATTTAACAACTGCTACTATTCACCTTGATCATTTACTCGATAGACTTCATAAGAAACACTGGCGTGCAAAGTTCAAAACTTTCTTCAACGCTATACATTTACAGAAGTGGGATGTCATCAATATTCGTCATCCTATAATCGAAGGCATGTATACAGAGTCAGTTATGAACTCGAAGAAGTGGGCAGTCATTAATTTGAGTTATGATTTTAAACGATCTGAAATTACCATTGATGCTATCGAAGTTGATTAAAAATAAAACTGAGGTGAAGAAAAATAGTTTTAATTCTAACAACTCCACAGATTAAAATATAGAGCTTTATAAAAGACAAAGGAGTTGGGCCATGGGTTGGGTTACAAGTTTATCAAATACGATGATTGAGTTTTAAGCTTCAGCATATTGCTGGGGCTTTTTTATCATCACAAACGAAAAAGGAAAAAGGAACATGCCACAAAATCGCATTATCAATCAACGCCAATTAAAAGCTTTATTCACCGATGCTGATGTCAAGATTAGCAAGGAGGGTTTGGACTACCTTATTGACTACGCTGAAAAGTTTCTACAAGACTTCGCTTCAAGCGACTGGAGCGACTTTGATAAAGTAGATGCTGAAGCAATTTCCCTTGGATGGGGTGTATGGTTTCCTACTGATGAAGAGGAAGAGGAAACAGAGACCGAAGAAGGCACGAAGAATATTGACCTCAAAGATTACTTCGATGACCACATGATTAGATTGATTGAAGCCTTTGCTCATACTAGGCCTGATACAATTAACTGGCTTATCAAGTTTGGCAAGAGTGTCGATGAGTACATCTCTGATGAGGCCAAGATCGTTGCTAAGACATTATAACAAGTTAACAAAACCAACACTATGGGCAGAGGGTGGCAAGCTCTGCCTATGGTGTCCTTATGAAGATCGAACAAGGGCTGTCTCGATTACAGGCAGCTATTTTAGCAAGAAAACTAAACACTGGACATTCCCATTATTAAAACTCGTGTTTAATGAAGTGGTGGCTGTCTTCCCTGAGGTGGAGATTGAGGCTGGGACCAAAGAAGGACTTGATGAGCTTCGACAGGGCTATGTCGATTTGTTAAAACTTCGGGATGAAGCTCTGCTCAATCCTGATGAGGATTATCGTGATCTGTTAGCACTTCCCTTCTGGACTCACCAGCTCCAGAGTTTTACATTTTGGAGCCAAACAAATCTCTCTGCAGACTTTAGTGAACCTGGGTCTGGTAAAACTGCAGTACAAATAGGATTGATATGGGATAGGATTTGGAATGCTGATGTTAAAAGAGTTTTAATTGTTTGCCCATTATCAATTATGGAACGTGTCTGGGCAAATGACATTCGGCTATTCTTAGGAGAGGGCAACCCACTTACCATAAATGTTTTAGGTCGGTCAGTCGATTATGCTAGGAAAGTTTTACAGGCCGACATGGATGGAATTTATATAATCAACTATGAGAAAACATGGCGACTCTTGCCTCAGTTATTAAAACTGAATCCAGACTTTATAATCGCTGATGAATCCTCAAGGATTAAAAACCCAACTAGCAAGCAAACCAAAGCTATGTTAAAACTCAGTACAGTAGCTGAGTTCAAATCTATCCTTACTGGCACCCCGACTCCTAACACTTGGCTGGAGCTTTTCCCTCAGTGGAAGTTCCTTGACCCTAGAATGCTGGGTGAATCCTTCTATGCCTTTCGAGAGTTATATTTTCAGAAGTCCCATTGGAATGAATACGAGTGGAACCCAAAGCCAGCAACGGCAAATAGGCTAGAGCAAATCAAGTCGGTCTATTCTGTTAGCTGGAAGAAGAAGGACACCCAAGACCTTCCACCATTTGCTTCCCAGTGGCTAGAGTTAGAACTAACAAAGGAACAGAAACGAGCTTACAACGAGATGGCTGCCGACATGGTAACCCTTATTGATGAAGAAGCTTATGACGCTTCGATTGTATTGACAAAACTCCTTCGGCTATCTCAAATCACATCTGGCTTTATTCAGAATACAGAAGGTACAAACAAAACTTATTTTACACCAAATCCAAAATTAAAACTCCTCATCGAGTCTATAAAGGATTTGCCGCCAAATGCAAAGTTTATAGTGTGGGCAGTATACCATGAAGATATTCGCATAATAACCGAAGCTCTGGAGAAGGCTGGAGTCAAGTGTGTGCAGTTTTATGGTGGAGTGTCTAAGCCGAACAGAGAGATTGCGCTGAGTGAATTCATCGAAGGAGATGCTCAAGCGTTCATAGCTCACCCCAAGTCTGCTGGGATGGGTTTAAATCTCTCTGTGGCTAGTTATAGTTACAGATACAGTATGAATTACAGTTTTGAGGATTATGCTCAGAGTGTCGAAAGGTTTAACAGATCAGGGCAAAAGAATCCCATGAATGAATATATCTTAGTAGCAAAGAAAACTATTGATGAAATTATCGCTGGTGTTATCGAAGGCAAGAAAGGCATCAACGCTCTGATGACGAGTTTTAAAGAGGAGTACAGCAATGTCAAGTAAGGTGAGGCCAGCTAGAGTTATATCAGCCCAAAATAAATGGTACAAGGTGGAGCTTGTTACCACTTATGAAAAGAATGGCTCAAAGCTCTTTATGAATGTTATTGATAAAACCAAAGGCAGATTATTGAAGCAAGTTCTGCGCATTATATTTTCTGACCCGAAAGTTTTAACAGTTATTAAAGATGCCATAGAGTTATATGAGGTGAAGGCAAATGAATAGGAGCATCTTTGTAACAAACTTTAACAGAGTTGAGTTATCTGATTCTGTTAGGTTTTTGGAGGGTGATGGAGAGATTGTTTATATCACCGAAGGCAAAACAAATATCTTCAGGGATGATGGCTTGAAGCGAGACATCGAGATGGCCGTGGAGAATATGAAGCCAACCGACTATCTTTTGATTGCGGGCAATAGCGTCATAGCGAGTTATTGTACAGCGATAATTATGAAGAAGCTTGGTTGCGTTAATTTGCTGATATGGGATTATCACCAAAGCAAATATCGTGAAGGAAATGTTAAATGAAAAAGGAGAACAGAGCATGACTGAAGAGTTAACAAAAGCCGAAGAAACAGCCGTTGCCACTATTGGTAAATTGGCAGAGGAGTTTTTCAACAATCGAGTTGACATAGAACTTCTCGAAGAGCAAAAGAAAAAGATCAACGCCAAGCAAGGTGCTTTGATAGCCAAAATTAAAACTCTTATGGAGAATAACGAGCTTCAAAAAGTTGGTACTGATTTTGGTAGCTTAACAATGACTGAGAAGGAAGGGTGGAAGGTTGATGACTGGGATAAGTTTTTTGACTTCGTATTCAAAAGCGACTCCCCAGAATTTCTCCAGCATCGTTTTGGTACTCCTGCCGTGAAGGAATTTTTCCTCAGGACAGGGAAGTTGCCCGCAGGAATGTCGATGAATCCATACACTGATCTTGCTCAAAGGATAGACTCAAAATACAAATCTGAAAGACTCGCAAAGCTGCGATCTTAATATTCAACAGCCAAACTCTTAATTGAGAAAGGAACAAAACATGGCAAAGAAAGTCGCTCAAAAGAAAACAGCAATCAAAAAGGTCGCAAAGCCGAAGGCAACCCCACCAGCTCCAGTCGAAGAAGAGGTTGTGGAAGTTATAGCCGAAGAAGTTGCGGAACAGCCCCAAGAAGCTAATGAAACAGCTTTGGCACCTACTAGCCCAGCCGCAGTTGCCCAGATGCCTCTAGGTGGCGGAGGGAAGCTTGGACTTGAAGAGGTTGATCAAGATGACCTTATCATTCCATATGCGAAACTGATGCAGCCCTTATCACCAGAAGTCGATGAGGGAATTGCTATTGCTGGAGAGATTGTTAACAGTGTTACCAAATTCGATTATGGGCAAGGAGTTCTCTTCATTCCTCTGGTCCTAAACAAGCGCAGAATTTTCTGGCCTGAAAGAGACTCTGGAGAGACTGGAGTGAGATGCGCTAGCTCGAACTTCAAGCAACCTGATCAGGGTGCGAAGTATCACGGCAGTTGCGCTCGTTGTCAATACTCGCAATGGGGTGAAGAATCAACCCCACCAGAATGCTCAGCAATCCTGACTTTCCCATCGCTTATTATCGGTGTTATTGGAGATGATGGAGAGTATTATGAATTGCCTGATGGAGCCGAAGGAAACGAGATGGTTGCTATCAGCTTTCTTAAAACTGGTTACAAGGCAGGAAAGCAGCTCACGTCTATGGCTACTTTTGGGAGTGGTAATTTGTTCGAGAACATTTATGAACTTACTACCCAGAAGGAGAAGAATGACAAAGGAACTTTCCACGTGTTTAAGGTTCAGCCTAGTGGCTCGATTGAAGATGACATTCGAGAGAAGGTCATGGGACTTTACAAGATGCTGGCGAGTGCCAAATGGCAAACCAACTTCGATGAAGGCCGTGATGAGAACTTTGGGCCAGCCGATGATCAAGAAGGCCCATTTGAATAGTCTATATTAACTGGAGGACTAGGGAAGGGTGAGCACATCGTTTGCCCTTCCTTTTGTTATTAAATTATAGTTAATATAGGGTGATCAGGCTGATGCTGGAAATTAGTGATAAACTTAAAAATAAAAATCTGCTAAAATTTCTACACATGAAATTTAGTAGGAATCCCGTGCCGATCTTAAAACTTTTTAAAAGTAAGATTTTAAAAAAGAGTTTTATCATCGATTCTAAAACTGTCCAATCCTTGTTTTTAATAGACTTATGCAGCGAAATAAAAAATTTCGCTCAGGGTAGTATAGAGAAAGCTTCGTGCATTCGTAGTTTTCGAGTTTGGAGCTCACGAGAGAAAGTGCAGTTGTGGCATAGCGAAATTTTTTATTTAAGAGTTTTATTTGTAATTATTATTCAAATTGAAATAGAGTTGTTATATGCCTAGTATTATTGAACAGATAGAATTGAAGATTGACTACCTGAGATTCTATGAAGATTTTGTAGAAAAGATTAAGCCGTTGGGAGATGGACAGTTTTCTGGACATTGTCCTTTACACGAAGATACTGACCCCAGTTTTGGTTTTAATTCTCAAACAGGGCAATACAATTGTTATGCGGGATGCGGGTCTGGAAACGTCTATACATTCCTTGAGAAAAAGCTGGGGCTGGAAACGAAACGAGAACGCATTCAATGGCTCTGTAAACATCTTGATATAAAGCTTAATGCTGATGACTATTCTCTTGAGGGAACAGTTGACAATTCTATATGGGAAAGTTGGCACAAGGCTTTGCTCGATAACAAGATGATAATATCCAAGCTGGAGGAGATGCGTGGCATCACTCTAGCGACTATCAAGAAGCACAAGCTTGGATATTTTAGGAACAGAATCACCATACCAATATTCGACAGCGAAGGCAAGTGCAGGAATGTACGCCAATATGCTTTCCTGATGAAGAATCCCAAGTTCAAATTAATCAATTACACCGATGATTCAGAATACCAATATGGGCGCATGCGCTTGTTTCCTCTTCACAATCTAGAGTCGAAGAAAATATTGATTGTCGAAGGAGAGATGGATGCGATGTTGGCCGACCAGATGGGGCTGAAGGCCGTGACTGTTACGAGTGGGGCTGGAAGTTTTAACAAGGGCTGGCCTCATAAATATTTCAAGGACAAAAAAGTCTATATATTGTATGATGTAGATAAGGCTGGAGAAGCTGGAGCAATTCGAGTCGCCAAGCAATTGGTAGGGATAGCTGAGATTGTATTCATAGCAGAGCTGGGGAAGTTTATTGAAGAGCCGAAAGGAGGAGATGACTTCACAGACTTTATAATAACATATGGTAAAACAATAGAGGACTTCAGAGAAGTTTTAACAGCAGCCAAAGAATATTATGATACAATGGAGTATGGGAAGAAGGAGAGAAACAAGGAATATAAAAAGGTCACTCTTGCTGACGCCAGCCATGCGAAGAATGCGTTGATGAATATTGAAGTCAAAGCTCTAGTATCAGGCAAGGATTATCCACCCTATGAAATTCCAAATAAAGTTAATTGTAAATGCGATGCCAAGGGTGGCGAGAACCTATGCCCATTTTGTCCCTTCTATCAGGTGACTGATAACAATAAAGATATATTTTTGAAGGAGGAGGTTGACAGAGGCAGTTTGTTAAATCTTATCGACATTCGAGATGATGCTTTGTTTAGGAATATCAAGAAGCAGCTGGGCATCCCGAATAGGTGCGACAGATTTAGGATAGATACAAAAACATATATAAACATAGAAGAGTTAAGACTCATCCCAGAGATAGACTTCACCACCGATGCGAATTATGAATATGTTCAGAATGTAGCGTATCACGCTGGGCTAGGAGTACAGGCCAACCAAGTCTATGTTTTAAGAGGGCTTGCCCTTCCTAACCCGAAAACACAGCAGAGCACCCAGCTCTTTTTCGATGCCATAGAAACTGTTGATTCAATCGACCAATTCGATATGAATGAGGAGATGGAAAAGCGTTTGGAAATTTTCCAGTGCGATGGTAGTGCTGAAGAAATGATGAAGGCTTATCTCGAAAGGCATGAGGACATCGAACATATAAGTGGCATCTATGATCGGATGGACATCGCTATGACATTTGATATAACTCTCCACAGTCCGTTGAATGTTAAGTTTCAAGGGAAGGTTGAGCGTGGTTGGATGGAGAGTTTAATCATTGGAGATTCTGGCTGTGGCAAAACTGAGCTAGCCAAAGCGATGATTAAACACTATGGGGTTGCAGAATTTGTAACTGGTGAAAGCTCTAGCATTGCTGGGCTCATCGGAGGACTAAGCCAGACAGCGAAGCGATGGCATATCAACTGGGGCAAAATCCCACTTAATAACCGCAGAGCTTTAATCATTGACGAGATATCAGGAATGAGCGTTGAAGACATAGCTTTGTTCTCTGGAGTAAGGTCATCAGGGATAGCTGAGTTGACTAAGATTAGGACTGAGAAAACTATGGCGCAAACTCGAAAGGTTTGGATTGGTAACCCACGCAAGATTGGCCACACGAGTAGGAACATGATGCAATATCCTTATGGCTGTATTGCGGTCAGGGATTTGATCGGCAATCTAGAGGACATCAGGCGATTCGATTTTGTCCTGACAGCCCATAGCGAAGAGGTGAACAAAGAAGTCTATAACAGGGTGAAAGTAAAAGAGGAAAGGGTGCTCAAATATACTCAGGCCTTATGTCACGATCTTGTTATGTGGGTCTGGTCTCGTAAAACTGATGAGGTGAAATTTACGGCTGGAGCAATTAAGAAAGTTTTACAATATGCTAGGCAGATGGGTGATAAGTATTATCACGGCATACCAATTGTTGAACCTTCTGATCAAAGATTAAAACTAATGAGAGGTGCTTCTGCTGTAGCTGGTATGTTTTTCAGCACCAACACCCACGGCAAAACCCTCCTTGTTAAAACTGGCCACGTTGACTTCTTCTATAACTGGCTGGAAAAGATTTACAACAAAAGCTCTATGAGATATGGAGAGTGGTCTGAGGTTGAGCTAAGTAAAACAAAACTGAAAGACCGATCTGCGGTGGATGCGGTTATCAAGAATGACTTCGTGCCTCTTCTCCTTGAGGATGATCGTTTGAATCTATCTTCGCTCGTGGACATAACAGGCTGGGAAAGGTCTGCTGTTAAGAATGTGCTGCGAGTTTTAAGAAACAATAATGCCTTGAAGACAGTTGGTACTTCCTTCTATGTTAAAACTGAGGCATTCATAACGTATCTCAATATGAGAAAAAATGGCCAGATTGTCGTGGATGATTCGGCTTTCCAAGTTGACCCCGAAACTGAACAAGAAATGTTTGACTAAAAAGAAAAAGGAAAAAGGAAATGCAATTGACTTGTGATTACTTAATTATTGGGGCTGGGCCATCGGGATTATTGGCTCACTCCTACTTAAAACACGTGATGAAAATTCCAGCCGATAGGATAGGGCACGTGGAGGCAAATTCGTTTAGTACCACCCGCAAAATGTATAGCTCAACGGCTGCCTTCTATGTCCACCGACATCTCCACCCTTTGGTGACTGACGAGACTATCAGTGTGGCGTGGATGATCGATGGCCCACGGCAGGATGAAGATTTTACAGAGCAGTATTCAGAGAAGGTTTATGGGGAGCAAGTCGCTGGAGTTTCGATTGACGAGAAGATGGCATTTGGCTATAAACTTAACATTGATCATATGCTAGCTTCAGCTGGGCATTTCGACTATGATAGAAGAGTGACCAAAATCTATATTCAGAATATGGGCAGCAACGCCAAGCGAGTTGATACAGACAAAGGGACTATATATGCCAAAACTATTATTAACACACTGCCTCTGCCCAGCTTCTTAAAACTTATAACACGAGCCGACTATGGTGGGCCAATTATAGTTCCTGAGGTGATAAGGAATATGCCATATGAAGCTTTCAGGTCAAAGCCGATCTACATAAGACAGAGCTTGCTGGATTCTCCTCTTGGTAAAAACAATATGATCATTATCTATAACTATGACAAAGAAGTCGGGCATTACAGGACAACTTTGGCTGGTAGTCTAATGACGAGAGAATATATGAATCCTGCTGCCTTTGGTAGCCAAGGAATAAAACTAACACCAGGAAAAGTTTTTCCAGTTGATAAAACTCTTCTTGATCTAGATAACACCAAACAGTTATTAAGAGACAGCGGCATGTATATGGTAGGTCGATATGCTAACTGGGAGAAGGGTTACAAACTCGATCAGAGCTGGCAAGAAATGAGCAGATTGAAAGGATTAAAACTATGAGCGATAGACTACAGCAAATCTGGGATAGGCAAGCCGACTTCCAGACAAATATATCAGATGAGATTTATGACACAGATTCCAAACAGAAATATACTAAGGAATATGTTTTACAATTGATGGCAGAATTGGGTGAGTTGCTTCGAGAAATCAACTACAAAGCGCATCGGCCTAGTAAGGAGCAGCTCACCATTTCTAATATTCGAGAAGAGTGGATTGACATATTCAAATACTGGCTCGTCATAGGGCAGGTCTGGGGCTGGGCACCAGATGAGTTTATGGAAGCTTTTGCTGATAAAAGTGCTGTGGTGGAACAACGCTGGGTTCAGGAAAAACTTCTCAAGCTTCGAGATAGGGAAAAGATTATTGCTTGTGATCTGGATGGGGTGCTGGCTGACTATCCTTACTCCTTTATGAAGTTTATTCACGAAGAGACTCAGGTGGAGCCGATAACATTTACAGACGACATCTTCAGAGCATATGAAAAAGTCTTAGGAAGGAAAGCAATCAGGAAACTCAAACACGAGTATCGAGAGACTGGCAAGAAGCGTACAATGGAGCTATGCTCAGGTGCGTGGAGTTTTATCAAAAGCATGCACAGCGCAGGATATTCGATAGTGTATTTGACCTCAAGGCCAGTAAAAGAATACAGCCGAATTTTTTCAGATACTTTATTTTGGTTGAGGGAAAATGATCTGTGGGAGGATGGCCGTGACGCTATCATCTTCAGCGAGAAGAAAAATCAAGATGCCATAAGCCAGTTCCCCAATATCGAGTTTATGGTTGAAGATATGCTACACTATGCTAATGACATTAGCAAAGCTGGCAAAAAGTGTTATCTGATCGACACTGATTACAACCAAGGTGATATGGGCAAGAATGTAATCAGAATTAAAACTCTGGATGAAATAAGATGACAATGGAGAATAGAATGAGCCAAATTGAAATACAAAATAGATTTGAAGAGATAACTCAGCAGATGCTTCGAGTCTTTACAGTTAAGAATGTCCAGTATGGTAATTCCTTTTTGGAAGATGATCTGGTTGGAAGCTATTATGATATCAAAAGGAAGTGGTTGCGTGTTAAAGGATTATTCAAATCAGGTCACGTGCGCCAGCTTAATCATTTCATGCTAGGCAAAACTCCCAAGTCCAGAGAAAGGGATTTGGAGAACGTAAAACAAAACTTGATCGACCTAGCAAACTATTCAATACTAACAATTCTCAATATCGAGAAGATGGAAAAGGAAAGCCAAGATGCTTAACAAGAATAAGAAAACTGCGTTCAATTCTCACGAGCACGGCATGAATGCGATCAGTCCTTTAAACAAAGGAGAAGTTCACGCTGGCACCGATGGTATCCAAGTCAAGCTTATCGACTACCCAGATGAGAAGAGATTCAAAAGAGCTTTATCAAAGATGGTTGGAGCTACTGTGGGTGGAGATATTAATGAAGACATTCCACCAGAGGTTGGCGAAGAGTTATTCAAAGGAGGACTCCAGACAGGATTGGAAGCTGGCGTGTTCACCTTCGAGATAAGCGGAGTCAGTCGGGCTTTTACTCACCAGATGGTAAGGACTCGCAAAGCAGCCTTCCACCAGCAATCTTCTCGCTACACTTTTATGGGTGCCAAGTTTAATGTTCGAGAACCTAAAACAATCTGGAACGATAGGGATGCTCATCAGATTTTTAATAACCTTGTGTTTCAAGCTCGTAAAACAT